GTTCCTTTCTGTCATTATAATGTCAGAAAATAAAACCCTACCACTAGGGTAGGGCAGTAGAAGGGTCAGTCGAGGGCACCAATCAGCCAGTCGCCAGCCTTGGTGATCCACTTGGCCTCTGGGACGTCACTGAGATGGAGGCGGGCTCGAAGGCGCTCGATTGCGGCCACGGATTTCTCCGCGAACCAGTAAGCGCCTTTAAGCACCCAGAACACAGCGGTAGGGAGTGCCAAGACGAGGAGCACCAGGACGCTGAGGACGCTGGTAGTGAGTTTTTTCATTTCGATTTCCTTTCTGTCATCATATCACCTGACAAAAAAACCTAGCACTTGGCTAGGTTGAGAGGGTCAACGTTCGATGAACAACGTCCCCATCTCCACTCGATCCTGAGCGTTCCAGGCCTCGTAGCCGAAAAAGGCTCCGAAACCGACTGCGGTCAGGGCGAGAACGAGGATGAAGAAGACGGTCATTGTGGTTTCCTTTCTGTCACTATAGCCACTGTAAATAAAGCCCTACCACTAGGGTAGGGCGTGAGAAGGGTCAGCTGCTCTTCAATTTCTGCCAGACTTCCAGCAGGTACTCGACGAAGCCATCATTCTCGATGGTGTAGACACGCCCATCTGAGAAAACAGTTGCCAAGTCGCCTTCGATTTCAGCGAAGCGATCGGCTGCCATTGCAGTATAGAGCGGCTCATCCTTATCGAGAAGGGCATCGACCTCGGCGAGTCGATTCATGAAGTCATCATAGGTTTGTTTGTCAAGCAACATAATACATTCCTTTCTGTCATCATATCACCTGACAAAAAACCTAGCACTTGGCTAGGTTGAGAGGGTCAGGTAAAAGTCAAGACGCGGACGTCGTGGCGAAGGTCGTCCATTTCCTCCTCGTAATCAGCCATGAGTTCACTAGGCACCTCGGTAACCCCCAACTCGAGAAGTTCTCGAGCCTTTTGAGCGAGACGGAGTGCTTTGTTACTCATGGTCCAGTGAGCGAGGCCGGCGATCTCTTTGTCGGACGTAAGCATGATAGTTCCTTTCTGTCACTATATGCCTTGCGAATATGAATTACTGCCTGTGTATCGGCAGCTCGCTCACCTCATCCGCTATCTTTTTCGCCAGACCGTTACCGCCCAGCGCCAAATATGGCGTGTACAGGTATTCCATGAAGCCCTTGTACTCGTCCTTGGTCAGCCAGCCGCGATCGATATACCCCATGCCAACGTGAGAAATCCGGTCGTATGCCAGCCCGAGAAGAAGGTTCGTGCGGGCGTCTTTCTCGGTGTCTTTCTTCGTCACGTATCCCCAGAAGCCCGCCGAAGCGGCTAGGGCGCATACAAGAGCTGTAACCACCTGAGTAATTCCCGCGATGATTGGCCCAAAAACTTCGTCCATGTTACGGCATTCCAATCAGAAAGTACGGACGTACGTAGACAGTGGTGTTGTTCACATACCAAGCATCGGGCATACCAGACTTCGTAACGCCACAAGCCACAGTGTTGGACTTGAGATTTCGTGTCCAGTAGGGCTGGTCGCACATCCGCTTCCAAGGCGCCAGACGGAACAGGTCAAACTGGTTCTCATTGAAGCCCGCCTCGTGAGGGCTCGACTGACCGTTCCAAGAACGACCGAAGATCTGAGTCTCAGTGGGGAGCCCGAAGTACTGAACGACGAATTCGCTCGACGTGACGTTGGCACCGGTAAGCCCCGAGGACCAACGCTCCGATATCGACGGGACATACGCGTCAAAACCGCTGGCGCTCCAGGCGGGCATGGCGTTTGTCCAATCGGTTTTTCTAAAGAGCCCCAATCGAGAGTTCTTGTACCCGCCGGAAACATTGTCGTTTTCGCTGTACTGTGATTTGAATGCCGCCTTATCGGGCATGACCACGACGTGGTGAAAGTCAGCGAGGGAGCAGTCAGTCCCAACGACAACGTATTTGAGATCGCCCAGTTGCCAGTAGGATCCGACCCCCACCGTAGTGAACGCTCCCGAGTGGATATCGTTGTACTGATCCGTGGTGATCCGCGAGCCAAGCGAGTTGTTACGGAGTCCGCCCTTCGCCTGTGTTTTCTCCAGGACCTCTACCCGAGGGACCAGCGCTGCGGCTTTGGCGGCGTTCTGCTCAGCAGTTGTCAGTCTCGTTTCGTATTTCTGCGACTGCGTCAGAGCCGTTTGTGCCTTTGCGGCTACACCCTCTGCGGTAGAGCGTGCCGACGCGGCGTCCGTCGCGGCCTGTTGACTATTCCTCAGCGCGGTTTTCGACTGACTCTCGGCAGTCGTGGCCTTGGCAAGAGCGGTGGAGATAGATCCAGCATTGGGGGCTTTGCCCAGCGCGGCTTCAGCTTCCGATAGCCAGGTGGTGAACTTGGCTTTCGCCTCACCGACAGCCTTGAGGTCTTCGTCTACCTTCTTGATCGTGTCTTCAGTCTTCGTCTGCAAAGCCGAGATCATGGTATTGAGTTGTCCAATTACAGCATCCACCGAGATACTCTGAAGCGGTGCAGTGATGAACGGGGCATCAGTGGTACCAACCGCCTGCTCGATGTGCGCGGGCTCTACCGTGATTGCGTTGGGCGGGCGACGAATATATGCGATAGGCATGTCTTTCATCATCGCGTGGTTCGTCATCGCAGGTTTTTGAGGGCTGGCAGAGGCAGTGCCTTGCACATACTCCACACCGTTCGCCCTCGAACTCTTGTCGAACCGCAGCACGACGGCGTCGATACGGGAAAGAGTCGCAGATGTGTTGGCCGCGGAGTTCATGTCGTGGTCGCCCGAGTTGTCTACCCAGGTCCCCCGGCACCAGGCGCGCCCCGAACGGACACGGATCTTGGCGCCGCCGACTGCGTCCACGCGGAAAGCCTCGCCGACGGCGTGAAATATACCGTCAGTGATGATGCCGTTGAACAGAGCGCCGAACTGCTCCGCAGAATATGTACGGTCACCCGATACGGCATTGAAGAAGCCACTTGTAACGGCCATCATTCTCCTTAGGTTCTCGGCATGGGCTCGAGGCGTGGGTAGCCGCGGTACCCCTCGCCGGCGGTCCATGAATGTGTATACTCCAGCACGCGGCAACGCTGGATTTTGTCTTTTGTGCCTAACATTACCCAATCGCCAAGGTAATAGTGGCCAGTTTCGCCATAAATCCACGGAGACTGATTCGGCGCCTCACCCTCGATCTGGTCGTAGAGCTTGTGGTCGTAGATATAGCTAAGCCCATAAGGGGTGAGCACCTTCTGCTGCTCATACGTGGCCATCCCAGCCTTCGTCCATGTGATCGAGGGTTGCGTGATGCCTTCCCGACGGCCAATACCTGAGGGTGCCCCATTATCCACCTCGAACCAGACCGTCGCATTCGCGTCATCGTGTGCGCCTCGGAGAAACACGTAAGCGATGTTCTTATGCGAAAGCAGGTCCTTCTCGTAGACCATATTGATCAGCGATTTTGTAGTGTCTGTGAAGACGACAGGGTTAGCCGATCCTGAAGCACCGGTCAAATCGCGAGTGCGGTAGAAGTTGATTGCGATCTGCTCGTCTTGATGCAGACGCGTTCGCAAGCCATTTTTGTGCAGCTTGGCCATGTAGATGGCGAAATCGTGCAGCGTTTTACCGTCTGGGTCGTAATCAACATACGCGCCCATGTGGTCCGGCGAGTCCAGCAGGAACTGCGGTATCTGGCGAGCAGCCTGAGCATCTTTCCCAAGCGACCAGTCCCATGCGTACTGGAATAGCTCGTGGGCGGGCACGCCATAGGGTAGGATCAGCCCTCTCAGAACTCTGTTGGCCAATATCACCTCCGCAGTGCGTCCAGTAAGAACGATATACGGGTCGCTGCGGGTGCCCTCATACCGGATCTTCTCCACGTACATGGTCTCAGTCGACACGGGGACTCGTAGGAATTTCCCGAGGAAGTCGTTCGCCGAGCTCAGGGCTTCGTACACGCCACCCCAGAGCTTCAACTCAAACTGACCGGGGTCCTGATAGCGCTCTGTCCAGATGAACGACGACCACTGTGCCTTGGTGATGGCGCCTACGGGATTCAACTTCTCGTCCAAGACGCGGATGAAATCAATATCTCGTTGCATCACACCCCCATGAACAACGGCGAGTACATCAAATCGACCTTACTGAAGCTGGTGTTTGCATTACCATACGTGGTGAATATTTCGATAGGGTTCGCCCCGGGATAGAGCGTGGGCCAAACGGACCCGAACTCCACCATGCCCGTGGTAAGGACACGCTGGCCATTCTGGCGCCACACAGCGGCGTATAGATTATCCTCACGGGCATCAATTTCGAGCGTATCGCCAACACCGGGTGTGTAGCCCATGACGCGCTTGTAGATGTTGAAGTCCATCTTCCAAGTCTCGCCACGTGCGTGATTCGTGACGAAAAGAGTGCCGGGGTTGTCCGCGAGAACGAACCTCATTAGCGCGCCTGTCGGGGCGTCGCCCGAGTAATCGATCGTTACGACCCCTGTCTTGGTTAGATTACCGAACATCTTGTCGGGCGGGGTGGAGATCGGGAACGTGAACGACGCGCTCGCTTGGCGGAATTCGACGCCCGCGGTGGCGTACCCCTCGATCTGGCGAAAATATGGCCGAGGGCAAACCATACTGATCTGCACGGTCTGCTGTGGCGTGAATATCCCTGGGTTTAGAGTTTCCACGTACCCGTCAATGGTGTACACACGTTTCTCGGTACGGACGTCCAGCCGAATACGCTGTTTAACCGGGAATGCACGATAGAGCAGTCGCCGTTTCTCCTGTGGATTCGCCCCTGGCAGTATGAAGTCGATTGTGATGTTGCGCTGTCCCACCTGGATGCCGGTGGGGAAGGACCCGTCAACGTTGTAAACCGACTCCATATGGAGAGAGGCCGCGGCGGGCCCGAGACCGTCAATCTGACTGATGACGATCCCAGACTCGTCCGCTCCTTCCAGATTGAACGTGTACGCGTCAGAGCCTGGGGGATACGAAACGATCCCTGTAATCATAGTCTTGCCTCTTCGAGCTGACGCAGCTGGTTGCGCGTCTGACGATAGATCGTCATAGCGTCCAGCGTTTCTGGCGAGTGATTATTCTGTGTGAACTCGACATTGGTCGTGTTCGTGACGTTCTGCACAACAGGCTCACGGCTCTGCTTGCGATTTGCTGGATTAGCCTGAGCCGCTCCCGCAGAGAGACGCATGTCTGCTGGCCCGAACAAGCGGTTCAGACTCTCGGCGGACGCACGAGCCTCGTCGAGGTTCACCACAGGCGTAACCATCGGCCGAAGCTCCAGGTCCATATCCTCGGGGTCGAGGTCCTTGAAGACGTCTTCAACTGCATCGACTAGCGCCTGCGCAACACCATCGGTTGCTCGAATGGCGTTGTCGCCACCGTCTTGAACGCCGAGGCTCAGCCCCTCCATCATGTAGCCGCCAATTTGACGGAACACGCGAGAGGGCGACCGAATGCCCAGAACCCTCTTGACACCGTCAACGATGCCCTTGAAGAAGTTGCTCACCATTTCGGTGAACCACTTGACGGCGGCCTTGATCCCGTTCCAAATGCCCTCGACGATGGCCTTACCGATGTTGATCAGGAATTCGCCGACGTTTTTGACCGCGCCCGCGATAGCGTCCCATAGAGCTCGGATAACGGCCCCACCAAGACGAGACATTGCGGCGAGGAGATTCTGATGGTTGTTGTCGATCGCGTCGGCCATCCCATTGCAGAGGTCGATCATGGCCTTCATGCCAGCATCGACGATCTTTGGAACGCCCTCGCCAATCCCCCGAACGAACTCCGCGATGATCTCGGCTGTCGTGACCGTGATCTCCCGGATGTTGTCGCGGATGCCGCGCAGCAGAGCCATGATCAGCTTGATGCCGGCATCAACAATTTTCGGTGCGCAATCGGCGAGAACCTGACAGGCCGCCGTGACCAGAGCAATCAGGAGCTCCGCGACTTTCGGTGTGGCGTCGATGAGTACCTGAAGGATAGCCACAACGATCGCCGAGAAACCCTCAGAGATCGGGCCGGCGTTCTCTGCAAGAACCTGTAGGAACGCAACGAACGCTTCGGCGAGCTTGGTCGCCAGGTACGGCAAGGTCGAAATCAGCGAGAGTACCGCCGATGTCAGAACCTGGATGCCCGCGGCGCCCGCACCAGCAAGCGTAGCGAGTCCGACGCCAAGGGCCAAGACACCTACGCCGAACAATGCTGCTGCGGCGGCAAAGGTCAGAAGCGCCAAGGCGAGAGCTTGCAGTGGGGGTATTGCGCCACTGACAAGCATCGCTGTACCCGCAAGCGCGAGTAGAGCGACTACTATAGCACCAACGCCGACTGCCACCGGCACTAGACCTGCTGCGCCCAACAACAGAATCGGCGGAACCAGCATACCGATGGCCACGGCCATAAGTATCATGGCTGCGGCCGTCTTCGGGCTCACCGCAGTCTTGAACTTGCTCATGAGCATCATAGCACCAACGAGACCGGTGATGGCAATGACCAGTGCACCAAGACCTTTTGCGAGGTCCCAGATGTCCATCTTGCCCATGCGCTCGACGGCCATTGCCACGATACCGATGGCTACACCGAACATGAGCAACCCCGCTCCAGCAGGGAGCGCTTCCTCGTCAAGCCGCGACATTAGTGCCACGACCACAAAGAGGAGGCCGGCCAATGACGCGAGCCCCTGCTGAAGCACGTTGATGTCCATCTTACCGAAACGCTCGACGACCCCCGCAAGGCGTTCCATCGACACGGCCATACCGACAAGCCCGAGACCACTCGATGCGTTGAACGAGGCCTCCTTGGTGAGCGCCATGAAGCCGCCCATGGCGGCAAGGATCGCGGAGATAGCGAGGACGCCCTGGACTGCCTGCCCGAGGGGAAGACGACCGACTTTCTCGATGGCGAACGCCATTACGAGGAGCGCTGCGGCCATCCCCAGGAGTTGCTTGGACGTGTCGTTCTTCAGGTTGCCAAAATCAGCCGTATCCAGGAAGCCGACCATCACGGACAAGACAACAGCGAACGCGCCAAGACCTTTGACAAGATCCTGCCAGCGAAGAGTGCCCATCATTTTGACCGCTTGAGCCATAAGGATGAGCGCACCGCCCAGTACAATCAGTCCTAGAGCTGTCTTCGCGAGCTTCTCGTTAGCCGGCATGTCATTGACTGTCTTGACCATGCCCCAGAGAACGGATCGGATCGCGAAGAGCCCCTTGGCGAGGTTCCATGGGTCCATTTCGCCCAGCTTCTGAACCGCTCGGGTGAGGAGCAGTATTGCCGCGCCGAGTAGGATGAGACCTCCGGCGAGTTTGACGAATTCTCCGCCCTTGAGGCCGTCCAGGTTTGCCATCACAAACAGCATCCCGGCGACCTCAGAAAGGAGGACGGTCAGTGCGCCAAGACCCACAGCGAGTTTGACGGGGTCGACCTTCGACAAGCCCCACACAGCCAGTGCGAGAACGCCAACTGCCAGGGCGATCGAGAGGAGTGCCTTGGCTTTTACAGCGCCGGTGAGAGCTTTCAGGTGGTCTCGAACCGCGTCGATAACCTTACCGAACTTCTCCACGGCGTCGTTCATCGACTTGAGGTTCTTATTGACCTTCTTGGCGACCCCAGCGAGGCGCTGCACAAGGACGAAGAGACCCGCGCCGATACCGGCACCGAGTGTGAGGTTCGTGCCAGCGAGAAGCTGATTGTACTGCTCACCGCCGGTGTCTACTCCCTGCTTGACCTGGGCGCTCTTGAACTTCTTGTACTCGCGTGTAGCGTCTTCCCACGCTTGGCGGACTCGGCGCGAGAACTCCTCCGCAGCGCGTGCGACGGTTTCGAACCACTTCTTGAGGGTTTCGAAACCCGCCATGCCTCCGGCGGCGGTTACAGCTCCGATTTTTCCGAGCTCGGCATTAGTCGCATCTGCCGCTTCCTTGGCCCGGGGGACCAAATATGCTTTTAGCTCCTCGAGCTTCGCCTGAGTCAGCTTTACGAACTCACCAAGCCCGCGCCACGCGTCGGTTCCGAACTTCGCGATGGCCTGCCCCGCCTGAATGAAATATGGCGTGGCAACGCCGACAAGCCAGTGAACCCAATCCCCGAACTTCTGAACCTGCTTGAGGAAGAAATCAGATTCCTTGGCCGAGTTGTGGAGGTTTGTGACCCAGTCGGCAAGACCGGCTACGAACTCGAGGATTGTGCCGTTACCACGGGGGAGCAGCGAGAACAGCTCATTGAAGAGCGCCCCAAAGCCCTTGGCGACGGCTACGACAGCCTGAGTGACCAGGCCAAAGACCGAGAACAATCCCTGAAATATGCGTTTCAGTTTCTCGGCGTTGGGCTCGGATAGTATGAGCCCCTGCGTGAGGCGCTCCAGACCGTGCGAGATAGCAGCTAGGGTTGTCGCCATTGTTGGCGGGAAGACCGCGTGCCAGGCAGCGCGGATTGGGCCCAGGATGCGCCCGATCCCGACCAATACGTTCTTCAGCGCGTTGACGATGGCGGTGCGCCCACCAAGGTCCTTCCACTGCTGCCACATTTGGTTTCGAGCATCGGCGGACTCACCGATGACCTTACCAAGCGTATCGGAGAGCCACGTAAAGAGCTCCTTGGCTTCTTCGAAGTCGCCAAATATGATACGCCAGGTTTGCGCCCAACCCGTTCCCTGAGCCTCCGCGAGCGTCTCCATGAGCTGGGTCGCTGTTTTGACCTCGGTTGCAGCCTTGAACGCGGTTTGACCTAGCTTCTCATAGTAGGTCGCCTGTTCCTCGGTGTACCCCTTGGCGAGGAGATCGGCCTTGGACAGCGACCCAGTCATGACCTCGAGGGCCTGAGTGAAGACGTCCGCCGTAAGCCAGCCGCCCTTGAGCGACTCGCGGAACGTCTTGTTCTTGAACATCGACTTCGACTTCTTGTCGAGTTTGTCGATGACGCCCATCGCTTGCGCCGTGTCTTTGGCGAGTTCCTGGAACTGCTTGCCGCCCATGCCGGACTGCTCCAGGGAGATCCAGTCCTGCAAACTGACCCGCCCCGCGGCCATCGCCTGCGACATCTGATACATCGCGGCCGAGGCCTTCTGGCTGTTGGTACCTGTCAGGGCTGCAAGGTTCGCCAAGCCCTTGATCGACTTAACCGCAGGTTCGAGTTTCACACCGGCCGCAGTAAACGTGCCGATGTTATGGGTCATCTCGGTGAAGTTGTAGATCGTCTTGTCGGCGTAATCGTTCAGCTCGTCGAGGTACTTGTTGACGATGCTGACGTTGGTGCCTTCTTTGATCGTATTGGCCAGAATGGTCTGGACAGCGTTGATCTGAGTCTCGTACTCACGAAGCCCGCCCATCGGAGCTTGGAAGACGAGATTCTTCGTCCACTGAAGGGCGGAGTCCACGACCTTGCTGGTGATGTTCGCCAAAGCGGTGATCGCCGCAACTTCGAAGGCTTTGAACCCGGTGCGGGCCTTCTCCACTCCTTCAAGAAGTGGTTCCATTTTGACGTTTTTGGCAGCGTCCGAGACCGCGCCGAGTGAGGCCGTCGCCTTGTCAAAGTTGAGAGCGTCATTGAAGCTCTTCAGTGAGGCCTGAGTTTGCTTGATACCCTGCTCAAACTGCTTGTTGTCAAACTTCATTGAGACGATGCGCTCGTCAAGTTTACTCATGGGGCGTTAGTCACCACCTTCCACACGTCATCTGCGATCTTGTCCATTATCGGCTGGATCGCCCTAGGTATATACGACCGCCCTCGAACCCAGCCGCCAGTGCCAGTCGCGTGGCCATACTCGAGAATGATTGCGATCGGGACGCCCTTCTGGCGATTGGTGTTCGTCCAGGAAATCCCCCAGACGCCGTCCTTCTGCTCGACCTTGTAGCCCCAGGCAGAAGCGGTTGCTCCGGACTGTTTTGGGGTGGCAGCGGCGAGCGCTTGGACACCGGCTTGACCGAAGGCTTCCAACCGCGAACGGATGTCGGGCTTCAGAATCTTCGCAAGGAACTGCTGTGTCCTAGAGAAATCGCCGCTATGACTTACGCTGAGCACGGAGACGCTCCTCGGTTTCGGCGCGGCGCTTTTCGTTAACGCTGCGATACCGGTTCAGTGTCTCCATTCGGGATTCTTTTTGCTTCTTGGGGTTCTGCTGAATGCCGCATACCCTAATCAACGTTGTCAGCCTATTGAGGTTCCAATGCTGGCACTCGAACGGGATGCGGTACGCGACCATCCAGCCGTAAATCTCTTCAGACGTAATCGCTTTCGTCGGAGATGATTCGCCGCCTCGGAAGGTGGTTGCTGTGTGAGGGTCGTCAACGTATTCGGTTATCGCCTGAAGGTTTTCCTGGGTTAGGCGCGACAAAATCTCGTCGGAGAGACGCCCCCCTGCCATACAACGGAGGTAGTCCTTTACCATCTCCGGGGTGCGCTTCTCTAGAGTTAAGAAGGGCTGCTTCCATTTTGACTCCCAGTCAGCTAGTGCCGCCAACGAATGCTCGAGCCGTAGCACCGTAGGCTCGATTGTTTGAAACTCGCCTGCGGTTTCGTCATAGTGGTCGCCACCTGGTACTACAAGCTCTAACATTCGTTAACGGTCCTCTCTTACTGGACGAGCAGCTTGATCTCGTCAGGGGTCAGCAGCTTCGGCGCAACGCCATCAGTGCCGCCCTGGGTCGTCGGGTCCTTACCGTAGAGCGCCTCACGGACCTTCTTCATCTTCTCCTCGCCGACTCGGGACGAGCGGATGATGAGATGTGCAGTCGGCGCATGGCCGGCGACATTGGTCTGCTCAGTGGCGAACTCCCACGAAAGCGTGGTGGGCTCGGGTGACTCGTTCAGGGTCTCGTTGTCAGCGGAGGACGGCGCGGCCTTGCAGCCGTACGCGATGTGGATCTCCTCACCGAAATCGAATCCTTTGACGTCGTTACCGACTTTGGTCCGCCAGCAGATAGCGAACTTGCGTCGAGTCTGCTGGGTGATAGCGACGCCCGGAGCCAGCTCCGCTTCACCGTCGCAGACGTCGAACTCAGCGGGCGACTGGAACGCCTCGATGGTGCCCTTGAACTTCTCGGGAGAAGTGACCACAGCGTAGATGCGGTTGTCCGCGTACTTCTCGGTCGCCTCGGCGCCTTCAGGCGACTGGCTGACCTTGGTAAGGCCGTTCCAGGCGACGCCCTCGCCATACGCACCCTGATCATTCATTACGAATAGAACTCCACGGTCCGCACCACCCTTGTAGAAGCGCTCTCCGTCCTTGTCCCACACCAGTGCAGCTTTAGCCACAGTGGCTCCTTTCGTCAGTCGCTGTAAACGTACAGGACGTCATGGTAGACGTTGTTTACAGCATAGTGTCGGTTGTACGTGGCCCACGGGATAGACAGCACGTGATCGGTCGCTTCGAAATCGGGATCGGTGTAGAGAACTACAACCTGATACCGATCGAATGATCTGTACACGCTGTCGTTAGCCCGCAAAAGCTCACGGTCAGTCTTACTGTAGATAATGCATGGGTACTCGAGCTTCACGGAGGGCGGGGGCTGGTAATACACCCGCTTACTCCCCAGAGCCAGCTCGAGCTGCTTATGGAGCTTCTGGCGCTGGCCCATTGTAAACCTTTCCCACGGTAAGCACGAGGCGGGGGCGACGGGCCTCGATATAGTTGACACGCCAGCGCGCGCCGCCCCACACAACGTAGCGGATGTTGACAAAGTTCTTGAATGCGTATGCATCCATCACGATAGAGAATTCATGCGACATAACCAGATCGTCGTTCAAGTTCTCTGTCGTTTCCCAGCGACGAGCAACGCGGTTCACATCGCCCCGGGCTTTACGCTCAACGATCTTTTCCGCGAAGACCCCGTCACCTTTGTCAACGTACTCGGCGTACCCTATGTTGCCAATAAATCGTGCCATTTTGACGTCAGGCGCGCTTGCGCTCCAGGACGACGGCAGACTTCGGAGTGGTCAGTGCCCCAGACATGAAGAGCTCGTACAGGTACTTCATCTGGTTGAAGTCGATGTCGAAGAAGTCGAAGTACGAGATCTCGCCACCGGAGTCGTTGCCCACGGTGTAGTCTCCGAGGTTGACGACGATACCGATGAGGTCTACTTCGTTAGTACCGACGGTACGCTTGGCCCCGTCGAACAGCGGAACCTCAACGATGCGTCCAACACGCATGCGACGCGCAAGAACATCATCCGTCGGGAACATGTAGGCGCCATTCTTGTCCTTGATGAGCTGAAGATCGACCATCGTCTCCGGCGAGACGAACAGGGTCGGAGAGCCTTTCCCTCGGTAGTCAGTCATGGCGCGGGTGACACTCTCGACCAGGTCGATGCCCTCGACCGACTTCTCGAGAGTCTTGTGAATCGAGTACAACTCATCATCGGTCCAGATCGGCCGAAGCTTCTCAGGGTCGATCTTGTCAGCATGGCTGGACGCGCGGCCATCGCCGATCAGGATGGCACGAGCGAACTCCTCGTCCAGCATGATACGCATTTCCTGCTTGACGAAATCGACCACACGAAGGTTGGTGGCCTCGATGATGTCCTGACGGTCGAACTTCTGCTTCTTGTAGATCCAGGTCGGGTAGGTCTCGCGCTTCAGCAGCTTGAAGACTTCCTCGACCTTCTTTGCCCCCTTGGTGTAACCCTTCGCTCGGGCCTCGTCGGCCGTGATGTCCGCATGCAGGCTCTTGACGCGGCCATGCGGGAATCGACGGACACCGCCCAGAACATCGCTCACCCATTCAGTACGGCGCTTGATGAAGTCCGGCGTATCGGAGATGGCCGTGGCCTCGGGGAAGAGATACTCGATCTTGTCGATGCCGTACTGGGCAGCGTGCTGAAGAACGGTCGTGCTGAATTTACCGCCGTTCTCAAGAGCGGCCTTGCACATGGCGTTGATCTGCTCGCCAGTCATGGTGTGCTTGAGCTCGTTGGAGGGGGCGTTCCCCTGGAAGACGTTGTGAGTCAACTCGGTGTCCTTCGTGTCAGAGTGTTTGATGTCTTCGGTGGGCGAGTCGCTGTGCTCAGCGTCCTCTGCGGGCGGTTTATCCTCGCCCTCTTCATCGTCGAGCTTACCTTCGGCAGCCTGTTCCACAAGCCAAGCCACGACGTTCTTCTGCTCGTCGGTCATGGTATCGAGAATGTCCGCGACCGTCTTCTCGCCGCCCGAATCCTCAGCTTCTGCCTCGTCGGCGTGCTGAATCTGAGCGCCAAACGACATAAGCGCTTCTCCTTCCAGTTCTTCGCTCATACCATCAGAGTGCGTAAGATAGACTTCGTCAATGCGCGCCTCAGGGTTCGCGCCGACCAGCACGAGAGAGACCTCAACGAGGTCGCCGTGCATCACGGTCGTACCCTGCTGCTTCAGGTCCTTGGCGTAGATCGACAGGGAATTCAGGTCACCGTGCTTGACCAGCTCGCGAGCAGTGTCTGCCGCTGGCGTATTGTTGAACGCGCAAAGGGCATAGACACCATCATCGCGATGCTGGAGCTGCGCGCGACCAAGGATGTTCTCCATAGCCTTACCGCGATGCTCCCACACCAACGGAAGCGTGGCGCCGTCCTGGTGCTTGAACGCGCCGGGAGCGATAGTTCGACCATCCGAGCACAGAACATTGGCCCGGGTGGCGTATCCAGAAAAGTCTGGTTTCATTTTGACCTTTCGTTACGGGACGTCCACTGGGGGCGTCGTGTCTTCGACCGGCAGGTTGGGGTTGCGCAGCTTGTCTGCATCCGGATCGGGCGCGGGAGGCAGCCCAAGGACCGGCCTGAACTCGTTGGCTGTGACGATTTGATTGCGAATCAGTTTGTCTGCGAGTTCTGCTAGTTCCGAAACAGGCACAAGCGCGAACGGGTCGCTGAACGTTGCCAAGTCGTGCCCCAACCCCCGGGCGGTCTTTGTGAGAAACTTTCGCCGGAGCTCCTCGACAACCGACTCAACGAGTGGCTTGATCGTGCGCTGGCGGTAGTTCATCATTGCAGTTTCGTCCGCGGTGCCTGCAAGAACCTCTTCAGTCACGCCGAGCTCCGCATGGAGCCGTTTAGTCAGATACTCAATCTGTGTCAGGAGCGTGTTCTCAACTGGCCGGTTGAGCTGCGTAATCTTCTCCGTCGCATCCGCGTAAGCGATGCCGTATTTGGAGCCCGTCAGCTGCTCGGTGATCTCAGACAGTCGCTGTTTGGCCTGGGCCTTACGGGCATCCGTTCGAACAACGTACGGAAGCTGGAAGATTAGATCCAACTTGTTTGCCGCGGCAGCCTCATCAGCACTGTCCAAGAGGGAGAGTTTACGAGAGAGCCTCTGGAAAGTTGAGTTCGGTGCATTGAGGATTGCGTAGAGCGGAGACTCCACAATGCCTACCAGTTTCTTCGGGAGGTCGATCTCGTCAAGCTCACCCTTTTCGGGATTGAAGAGTTTCACCCGCACATACTCGGGGAACCACTCAATCACCTCACCAACGCGAATCGTTTTGATGTCGTACGAATCCGATTTTGACGGGTCAAGACTAGTGTCAACCGGGACGATCGCGCAGACGCCCTTGTTCAAGAGTGTCTGGAAGATGTCCATCCGAAGCGCCTGCGCACTCTGGTCAAGATTGGCCTCCACATTCAGGCAATTGTGCAGTCCATCGGCAACGATCTCATCAACCTGACCTTTTGCGTTCTTCTTCACGTGACGGATGCGCACGTCGGCACAATCCATCGCAATTCGTGTCTTGACCGCGGCCAAGACGCTCAGCTCAGAGCTTATGTACGTGTGCGGAATCTGCGTTCTACCGTACCGTCCAAAAGAGCGGGGGTCTTCAATACGCGGTCGTCGGAAGGCGTTCCACGCGTGGCGAAGTCTTTCGCCAAAAGACGCCATTGCGCCTCCTTTTCTATTCGAATGCGTCGCGGTGCAGCTTGAACGCGACAAACGCGTCCATAAGTGCAGCCACAGCGTCAACTTTGTCCTCGGCCCGCTTCTTCATGAGCTTACGGTTACCGTTTGTGTCTTCCATCGTGATCGCGTTACCAAGACAGAATGACATCAGAGCCTCATCAAAGAGAAGCTGGCGGCGCGAGGCAAACGTCTTGAGCTCACCCAACGGGACGGACTCGGTCCGGGCGCCCTGTGGGACTTTCTCGACGCCGTACGGTCCGTTCTCAGTTTCCCAGCGTCCTATGAATTCTTTCGCGTTGTACGGGTCGTAACCGACAGCACGAACGTCATAAGAGTTCTCTTCAATGAAGCGCTCAAGGTCATCATATACCGCTCGATCCACCTCTAGCATCGTGCCGGGGAGAACCACGAGAGAACCTTCATCAAGGAATTCCTGGTACTTGAGTCTGAGTGCCGCGTGTAGCTTGTCAAGTGTCACCTCAGTTATGTAGGAACGGGTTTTGACGCCAAAGCCACCGCCCGGCAGCGGAAAGAGGAACGTGAATGAACAGAAGTCGTCGCCTCGGGAGAGGTCAGCGCCCATTGCGCACGGCATCTTCCAGAAGTTCTTCGGCGAGTGAGGCTGTACTTCCTCATATGTGAAGAAGTACGTGAACCCTTCGAGCGGGAGTCCGAACCTTTTGGCCAGGATGTCATTGCGAACAGACGGAACCTGCTCAGCCCGCTCAACGTCTCGCTGATAGGCGTCATATGAGACGGTGATGCCGATGTTCGGCTGCGCCTTGACCCACATGCGGGGGTCCGCGACCTCTTCGACGTTGTCCAGCTTGTAATGCCAGATCGAGACGTGTGGGGCAGTCATCTCGCCGCGGAGGATCTTGGCCAGCTCCATCTTCTGAGCATCGCCGGCGCCGTTTCGCACTGTACCCTCGGATGAAATCGCGATGATGCTGTACTCTTCGTGTTTCGACGCGCCTTGTTCAAGGGCTCCGATCACGTTTTCGCGAACGTCGCCAGATAGCCACTCATCAACTGTATTGTATTTTGACCGAAGACTCTGAAGGCGATCAATCGACATCGGACGAATCTCGATCAGAGAATTCGTCAAGAAGTTCTGCACGCCCATCTTGGTTGGCGCAAGCTTCTGGCGCTGCGCCGGATCGCCAGATGTGTTCTTGTTAGACCCATGAGTCAACATCTTGAACAGCGGGCCGCGAGCACGAGTAATGGCAGTACGAATCGGCGACAAAACCTCATCGGCTTGGCGCATGGTCGGCGCGGTGACGATCTGGTGGGTCGTGCTCGTGTCGACATTGAGCCAATAGGCCTGCCAGGTTGAGGCGTACATGGATTTGGCGCCGCCACGGGCGACAATGATGTATTGCTTCTTGGTCAGGCGAACCTTCTTGCGCCGCCGCTCGTAGTGCCCCCCGGGACCATCCGGGTTGGCGACAAAGACGGTGCGCTCGGTGAAGTAATACCAACCCCACAGCTGTTCTGCCCATAGCTTGAACGTGTCAAGCAGGTGCAAATCAGCGCCATCAGTTGTGGTGAGCTCTGCCTCGCAGTACTTGACGTAGCCGTCGATCGCCGAGTCGTCGAAGTACATGTTTGGGTCGGCGATAAGGGCGTCGATTCGGTTCATCTCCTGCGAAATCTCTTCGCATACGGGTATCTCCCCTCGGATTACCTTCTCGCGGAACTGCCCATAGTAGTACGGCGTCGCCGTGTTTGACAACGCCATAACTTACCTCTTTCGTGGCTTCACAATCCGGCCATTCTCGTCAATGACGCTTCCACGCTCAAACATGTAATCGCCATACTGGTCGTAGATTTTCTGGTTCGTATCGCGTGTCGTAGCCGTGGGGCCGTCCCATGTGCGTTTGAATTCGGACGCCATGTTATTCCAGCGGCGCTTGAACCAGCTACCTCCCCCGCCCGATGGCGAGCTGGGGCCGGACGGCTTGGGGAGGTTTGGGCTTGGTTTTGGGCCGCTGGGGTTGGGTCCGCCACCCCCTTTACTCTTACCGGCTTTGGCGTTTCGCATGGCCATGTCCAAGTAGCTGCGCGCCTGCTTCGAGATGAGTCCGGCCGCGACACCGGCGGCTTCTGCACTTAGTTTGTCGCCGACGCGACTCAGAAACTTCTGAAAGCCGGTGCGCGTAAGCTTTGCATACTCGGCGTCCATTTTGATGCGCTCGATGGTGGCCTTGAGCTGTTTGTCCGAGATTGCAGCTGTCTGCTTACCACGAATCAGGCCGGATGTTGGGGACTCTTTCGGCTTAGCACCGTTTTTGTCAACGACGAGTTCGGTTTTTGGTTTTTGGGGCTTGTAGAGCGTGTCAACCATACCCACATTCGGGTTGGCTTTTCGTTTCGCAAGACGTCCCAGAATGCCGCTTCCGGATGAACGACGGTCTTTGCGGACGCCCCACTTCATACCCTTGACGCCGTGGTGGGCTAGGGTAGTGGTTTCCACAGGTCCACACCTCCTTTGTAGCGACTATAGTGAACACTAATCCTCCAAGCCAGCTCATCCAGTTGGTGCTGCATGGCTGTGACGAGAAATGCGTTCTGTGGCGGGTCGAAGAGTTGCCGTACTTTCAGATAAACGAACGGTTTGATCTCCGGCGGATTGGTTGGCCCTAGAAGCTGCGCCCAGGTCGCTTCTTGGTCTTCGACCGTGGCTCGCGTAGGTGCGCCCAGCATCTCGAGTGTGCTAAGCGCGCTGTTAATGAATATCTTCAGCTCGTTATCGAAGTCGTAGTTGTTCCATTCGATGCCGAGCATCGCCTTGACATCGGCCAAAACGCTCATGTCGCCTTCTTTCCCCAGAGGACGGTGTCTCCCGGCAGTCGCGCAACAATCGGCTTCGGTAATAGTCCGTCGTCGCCGTAATGGATCGCTTGGTGGGTCCGCATACTCACACTTATCAGATACCTAGGGTCAAGAACCGCGGCATTGCCGTGCTTGAGGTCTAGCGGCTGCATTGGGTTCATATGGTGAATGTAGATGCGCCCGTTAATCGGGTAGTCGGCGTGCCCCATGTCGAAACCGTTGTCCCGTAATATCACCTCATCACGAACGTCTTTCCATTCGCGAGACTGATAGAAACGTTGGTTGAGCCACCGATCGCCGCCAAATGTTCTCTCGCCCACCCCCTGGTTGATGCGGAGGTATTTGTACCGGTCGAAGTAGTTAGCAATTGCTACAAGCTCATCATATGTCCGCATCATCGCCTCGGTACGCCTTCATGGCTTCGAGAGCCTCGGCATAGAGCTCTTCGAGGCGCTGGCCCGATTCAAGAGCACTGACACGGGCCTTTAGAAGCTCGTTCTCGTTCTCCAGACGGGTTCTTTCGAGCTCTTCACGGGCTGGGTCGGCCTTCAAGAACTGAATAATCAGCTGGTTCGAAGCTGTACCCTCTCTGAAGCGCTCTTCCGCAAGGTCATACGCCATTGCCTTGAGCTGATTTGTACGGGCAGCAGGGGTTTTGGCCGGTGGTCGGCGACGTTTGGTTGTAGTTTGGTTCTGTTTGGTCGCCATCGGCCTCCGTTCGATTCAGTTTTCACCTCGAGTGTCTCCAGATTTTGCCCCTTCGGGGTTGTTTCGGAGAGCGCGCGATGCAGGGTGGGGGGTTCTTTTCGAGAGGACCCCCTCCCCCACGTCATTTTTCTTTATTTTATATTATTTTTTCGTTTTATTTTCTTGTATTTTCCCGTTATATTGAGTTCACAAATCTCATCAATCGCACGTTCTCGCTCTTCCAAGTTCTCTTCTTCAGTCAATTCTTCTGAAGTTCTAGCGATCCGTGCTAGGTAGGCACAGGTGTGGTACCCGTTGGTGAGGTCCCAGGTGTACCACTCCATGAACTCATCCATGGGGTCGTATGGATTGTCTGTGGTTGTGAGTGCAACATCATACGTCAGCATGGTCAGCCCAGCACCTCCTGTACAGAGGCCACGGACACGCCCAGTGCAGAGGCGATGTCTGCCTGGCTGTACCCGTTGGCGGCCATGGCACGTACTCGTGCACGCTTGGCCGTGCTCAGACCCTTGTGCGTACGTGGCTGAGCAAGCTGTCGAACTCTGTCCATGTTGCTGTAGTTCATCAGATCCTCAAGCATACTGTGGCTAATGGCACCAGCCTGCACAGCTTCCCACTCTTTGGCTGTGAACTCGACCAGACTCTGAGCCTTACTGGCCTGGAACCGTGCCCGTGCCATGGCCAGGGCCTGGTTCTTGAGGCGCTTGTATTCGTCTTTGTCCATGTCGGGATTCGCCGCCTTCTTGGCGCGAACGACAGAGTTGGCATACAGCTGGGCCTGGCGTTCTCGGGGGGCGTTCGCTATAGCCCGGGTCAGTTTCTCCTTAAGGGACTTGACTTGAGGGGCGTATGCTTTGCGGGCGGTGGGGGACCAAACTGCATTGGGGGTCTTCAACATTTCAAGGCGGGCTCGATTGGCAAGCGCTTTCATGTTGTTGGCATACGCCGCATACACCCTTTCGATGGGGGCATTTGCTGAGGACACCAGCTTGTTGGCATCGCTCACCGTCATCATACCCGGGCGCTTTGTCAGAGCGGGGGTGTCAACCCACGAGACCTCGCCAGTCTTCTTGTCAACGACCTTCTTCTTGTAGGTCTGCCCCGTTTTCTCAAAGACGAGCTCACCGGTGGTCTTGTTGATGGGGCCACCTCTTGCCGCTTTGCGCGGCGCAATGTGAGGGCCTCGATGATCGGCGGTGGATCTTGAAATGATGGTGCCGGCTCCGCCTTCTGGCTGGTACTTCTTTTTGAGAGCGGCTATACCATTATCGATATAGGACTGTTTGTAATTGAGGCGGTGTTTGTGGGCGTCGATAACAACCATACTATGCCGGACGGCCCGGGCGATCTCATCAGGACTGGCCCCTTTGATGGTCATGTCCGTGATAAGATTGGAGATACGCCCCATCTGGTTTCCCGTGTCGCCCTTGGTCATGACTTTCATACCAGGGTATTCGGGATACTGGCGCTTGGGATCGAAGTTCTTAAGCCCCTTGAGCGCGGGACTGGTTCGAATCCGACCCTGATTGTTCGGCATAACGACCGCGGTATCGCCGTCAAAGTCAGCGCCCGACAAACGTTCAGCAACCTTGGGGTGGATACCGACGGCGTCTTTCGACAGAGCACCGATAAGCTTTCGCCCGAGCTGGTAACGGTTGTTAACAGTCAGAGTCGGGATCTCGAAGATACCGCCGTGCGGGTAACGCACCAGACTCACGGTCTCGCCGTGTTTGAAGTTGGGAGCGTAGATTTCATCCGGCTTGATTTTCGGCAAGGGCAGAAGAACCTGCGTGGCCTGGCGGGGGAGGCGAGCTGCCTTCAAATGCGTGGCCGCTGAATCGCATCCATCCGCATAAGACTGAAGAAGCTTTTTCTTGACAGCGGGGTTCGTAAGAGAAAGGATGTCCTCAAGTTCCGCGCGGCGGTTGGCCTCAGCTATTCCAAGCTGCTTTTTCGCCAGGGCGGGGGATTGCTTCGACAAGAACTGCGAAGCCAGGTTGCGGCTCCACTGCCCCCATTGCCCCTCTTCGTTGACAATGTTGTGATAAGACTGCTTGCGCTTGCCTTCTTTATCGAGATAATAATGCGGATGGGTCGTAGCGCCGAACGGGTTGTCCGGGTCGTCCTTCAATTCCTTGAGGGCGTCCAGTTTATTCGCCTTCCGGTTCTTGTTGGTATTGAACCGAAGATCAACGCCAGGGGGCATATCATCGGCGTACATGGCCATACCCTTGAGGTAATGCTTGTCGCCGACCTTAATACGTACCTGGGCGTAGTTGGCCGCCCCCAGAGACAGCTCAGGAACGCCTCTACGAACTTCTATGACGCCGTCACGGTCAGTTCCACCCTCTTCTGCCCAGCGGACCTGGAGGCGCTTAGGATCGAATCCACGAGGTTTGGCGCCCATGCCGAGGAAACTGTGCCCGCCGTCATACGACACGGGGTAGACAGTTCCGATTTTTTCGGGGTTCTTGGCGAGGTCCGCGTATTTCATACCCGGAGGGCACAGAACCTTGACCGAAGTCTCTTTGCCCGTGCCGAGCTGGGTGGTTTTGACGTAGTAGAGCTCCCAGCCCTGCTCTCGTAGCGACTTGACCGCGGTGTTGAGCCGATCGCGGCTGATCCCCATATGGGCTTCGGCGCCGAGACCTACGTCAATGGGGCCTTTTTCCTTGACGAGCTCTTTAAGTGTGCTCTCTGTCGATTTGAGAACGGCACTCTTCGATTTCTCGCTAGGATTGAGCAGCGCCTTGACCTTGGTCTCGGACACCCCCATCTCCTTTGCGATGGCGCGAATTGATTTTCCGGCGTCTCTCGAACGAACCGCTCGGGACGCCAGCTCCGCATTGTTCGCCTCATGAGCGATGGTTTTGTAAGTGCGAAGATCAGCAACAGACATCCCAAACAGCGTTGCGATTTCGCGCTCAGACATGCCGGCCTTACGCAGCTCTTTATTGCGTTCTAGGAAGTGCCCTTCACTCTGAAAGGGTTCTTTGCCCGACCCCCACGGGTAACGACCAGAGTGTCGCTTTGTTCCGTAGTGATACAGCTCACTCATAATGCCCGCGTAGCCTCTCTAGATGCGCCGAGTGCTCCTCAGTGATGCTCATCAGTCTTAGAATCTCTTCCACTTCAGGGCGTTCACTGGTGATCTCGTCGTTTTGATAAATACGGAGTTCTGCATCGATGTTGCCAGGATGAATCCTGTACTCAAGGCAGAAGAACGCCATATAAATGCGCAGCTGGCGCATGTTGGCCGGATGGGTTCCGGTCTTCAGATCGTGGATCCGCAGCAATCCGTCTCTGAAAGAAATAGCGTCGGCTGTGCCAAACGCCATGGGCGAGTATGCCAGGACAACCTCCGGTCGCATGCGGAAACCGATGGCGTCGTTGACATACATGTTGAACGTTTTCTTACTCCGAGGGAGTTTGATCTTCATCTTGATCAATTCGGCAGCCAACTCGTGGAGTTCGGTGCCCCTCAGAACCGCCAGACGGCTCGTGTAGACGCTTTCGAGTTTCTCCGGGGTGTATTCCACCCACGTGCCCTTAGAAGCGCTTAGAAAGGCGTGTGCGCCCTCAAGATCGGAATGCTCGTTGAAGCGCATCCAACACCTCTTCCACGTTCTCGGGGTGAACGAAAGCTGCAAATGACCACTCGTTCATCATGTCGACATAATATTTCTGATTGGGCTGCCTCTTAGCCCGCTGAGAGCGCTTCAGTTCAAGCGCTGCCCAACGGTCTTGCCAGATGACCAGGCGATCGGGAATGCCCTGGATTGCCGTGGGATCCAGCTTCAAATAGAGACAGCCGGGAAACACCGTTTCGAGGCGTTTTCTTAGGCCTCGTTCGAAATCCCGTTCCAGCACGTTAGCCCCGCTTGGCTCGAATCTCATCTCGCAGATGAACCAACCAACGGTGCAAAGACACGTACCCTGCGCTATCAGCATAGGGGTTCTCTGGGTCGTAAATGCCGCGCTGAAGCTCTGCGAGATCTGCCTCGATATTCTGAAGCCGGCCGTTCAGGCCAGCGACGCTTCGCTCGAGGTCCTGGCAGCGAAGGTTCGCATCCTGCGCGGCATCTCGCGCCTGAGTGGCTATGGTGAGCATGCGCGTAGTTCGGTCCGAGAAATCTTCGCCGCCCCAATCAACGCCGTGGAAAATGTAGTCACCGATTTCCTTGGCAGATGCCACGTCTGCTCCAATCTTTTGTAGCTGCTCAATAGCCTGCACTGCTGTGAGCCAGGTCGAGGGGTTGAGATCTGCATACCTGTCGCGGCCGTTGTTCACAAGGCCATTGCGGCCGTTCTTGACGGCGCTGATCTGGTAGTACGACGCGCTGTCGCGGCCTTCGGAATCAATGGTCGCGTGGATGTGCGGTTCCATGCCGTCACGACTGTCTCGTTCCCAGGTCGCCGAGGCGCCCCATTTCCTAAGGTGCTGGATCAGCTCTCTAATCTCGGCTGTAGTGAGATGCCAAATCTGGAAGTCCACACACCAACCGCCAGAATGTACGCCGGCGGAAGCGCGTGCAAAACCATAAGCCTGGACCACGACGACTTGAATGTCGGGATGGTCCTCTTTGAATTTGGCGTACCACAGCTTGTACCAGGGAGCTGCGATGTCAGCCTCGAGCTTCGCATCGTTGCCAGCGTAGTTCGTACCGATACTAGCTAAAGCCATATCCCTCCTAACATAAAAGAGAGGACTTGGGTTGTGAGAGTGAGAGGGGTAACAACCCAAAAGAGAGCATAGCTCTCTCCTCTCACTATAACATCTGAAAAAAAGCAGCACTTTGAGCGACGCGACCACTTCGAGAAGCGCTCAAACGACGCCCAGACCTCCAAATCGGCCGAAACCTGAGAGATTCTCAGGAAAACTTCAAAATTTGGTAAAAAATACCGCGACACGCCGTTCGGTCGTCAAAAAACCAGTTTTGAGGGGGGTAAAACTGGTTTTTTGACGACATTTGTTACCAAATCGTTATAAACTGTTAACCTTCTGTTAACCTTCGACCCGCCGACGACCTCGCAAAGGCTGCCTCGGAGAAGTTTTTCTTCTCCGCAACCGCCGCTCGCACCTTCAAATCGATGGGCGCACGAGACGTCAGATAGTAATAGTATAGATTCGTGTACTCGGTGTTCAATCTGTCGATCCGACCTGCTGATTGCTCCATCACCTTGTACGAGTAGTTCATACTCCAGTACACAATCACGTTCGTAGTCGTGCAGTTCCACCCTTCAGCCCCCGCCGTGTACTGCACGAGATATGCCCAGCTCTCCCCCTCCGGTAACCGATCGTGCTGCTGTCCATTCCACTCCGCAAACTCGCGCCCATCCTCCCGCAAGATCTCCCGCAACAGGTCCAGTTCGTAGTTGTAGTTGTAGAATATGATCAGCCGATCGTGCTTCGCGAGGATCGCTTCCAGCAAAACTCGCCGCGAGGGATCTGTCGACACAAGTCTACGCAAGACCTGACACAGCTCGCTGGCCGTCTTGATCGGCGCGTCTTCGAACGGGTTCCACCGCTCTTTCCATACTGTTTTCATTGCAACGCGGTCATGCTCAGCTATGCAATACTCATGATGCCGCCGTGTCTCCCGCTCAAAGGGTATGTCTACCAGCAGCTTCTTGCGCAGCGCTTCAAGATGCTTCACCCCAACATACCGATCAACCTGCGGGTAGTTCCGGAACCGCTTGTAAATGACGTGCTGCGCTCTGAATTCTGTGATGTTTGCATAGAACCCGTTTGCGATGAACACAGGGGCGTAATCCAACCATGTGTCCCCCGGCGTAGCACTCAGCAAGATCCATTGGTTGACCTTGGCGATCTTGTAGAATGCCTTGACCCACGCCCCGGACCCCACCAAACGCTGCTCGTCGAGGATGAAGAACGCCCCTTTCACGGTCTCGTACTTTTTGATGTTGTTCCAGCTGTCCACCGTAACATCACACACCCCCTCAGACCCCTCTGAGAGGCCAAATATGGCCATCTCCCGGCTCCATTCGAGAGTGTCCCTCTTTCTGGCTGTGGTGAGTATTACGAGGGGCTTAGGATTGCGCATAGGCTCAAGTATCTCTCCGGTCTCAAAGTCGATCTTTCCGCCCCCGATGGAGCAAAAGAAAAAGGCCAGAGAAGTTCTCGACTTCCCCGTCCCGACCCCACCACAAAGGATGGAGCCAGGGCGGAGAGAGCCGAGTGCTTCTACTTGAGCCCTGTAAAGCTTACAGGACACCGTCTTCTTCCAGTTCTGCTACGAGCGCGTCCAGGATACCCCGGTAGCGCTGCATGTCCTCACGTGTCGGGCTCAATAATCCTACACCTTCTCTCAATGATCTCTTGGATAGTTCGGAGGTGACGGGGGTATACCACGGGATGGTCCTCCTCGAACTCTGCGATCTGCTTGTCATACTCGGGCGCGCCTCCACCACTCAGAAGAGACTGAACGATCCAGCCCGCATCATCATGATCAGGGTTTTGCTCGACCCGCCAAGCAAGACGAACATACGCCTTAAGCCGCTCCACGTCCTCACGAGTCACGAGCTTTGGCGGATGAAGCAGAAACTCAGTGACCGTGTCCCATGCGTCGTTCACGGCGTTGGTACATCCACGACACGTATTACTCATCTGTCTCCACCTTTTTCTCGACCATAGTGAGCAGTGCTTCGATATCCCCGGGGTATTCGATAGGAAGGTCCTCGTCCAGACCATCTGCCTCGTACAACCCCCACGTTTCGTGACTGTCGAGCATCTTCTCGAGAATCCGCCCCGCCAAAGTGTGACCCTCTGCGAGATCAATACGGTGCCCGAGACGAATATACGCCTGCAAGTAGTTGGCCCTATTCTGAGGGATGGGTTCTGTTGTACACACCAACCACTTGTAGACCTGCTTTGCAGCCTCGGCGCGGGCCTCAATGCAGAACGGACACTGCTTGCTCATCCCCGCACTTCCTCGTAGTCCGCGTACTTGCTTGACAGCCCCTCAACAGCTGTGTAATAGATCTCGTCGAGATATGCTGTGATACCAACGTTACCGTTGATGTCCCAGACATAGGGGCGCACGATGAGATCGATGTTGAGAGGCGCGAGGCGATCGAGAATCCCCACGGTCCGACCGTCCAAGGCGAGTTTCCTGCGCCCCTGGATCAGGTACGCAACGGGATCCTGCCCCCGCTCGTCCCCGGGTTCCTTGAACTTGACCTTGACTGTCAGTTGTGCTTCATCGGGGTCCTCGGGGTGCCGCCCCGGCTTCCACTTGACGTTCCAACCCTCCGCGGAGAGCTGCTGCGCCAGCTCGTCCGGTAGACACAGCACGAAGTTACGCTGACCAGCGGGATTGTACTGCCGCTGTTCTCCGGTGAAGTTTTTGAATTTGATGACCGCGCCCTCCAGAACGATTGGGTCTGGGCGTTTGCGCTGATCTGTCATTTCTTACTCCTTTTCTCAATGAAACGTCGCACGTCTTCGTCAATACTACGCGGATGTTTGGGTCCCATGAACAGGGCTCGTATTATCTCCTCCGAAATATCGGAAAAGCGCGCCTCCACAAGCCGTGTCAGATGCTGATTCATTCGCTCGCCGATGCTTCCATAAGCCCTTTGAGCTGCTTGTCGAAGCGATGCGAGTATTTCGCACCCCATCCCGCGGGCTTTGCCCCACCCTTGACGCCCTCAATCATCGACGCGGCTTCATCGTGATCTCCTACGAGAAGCGCCTCAGCTGCCCTGTAGAGGGCGAAGAGATTTCCAATCGCCCACCGGACGTGCTTCTCGTCGGGTTCGATCTCGGCACGATGGTACGGGTGGATCAGCGAGGCAAGGGCCAGAAGATCGCACGACAGGTCGCAGAACTCCTTGCGTTTGCCTGGATCGTCTCCGTACTTGCTCATATCGCGAGCCTGGTAATGGAGCCGCACCCCCACCCGGTCGAAGTACTCCAGCCGCAGTGCTACAATCGCGCGTTCCTTACGCGTCGCATTCGGCATCGCCTCTTTGAGGAATTCCTCCGCGAGCATAGCTCGCTCGAGTTCGATCAGCTTAACGCCCATTGGTGTTCCTTTCTGTTGCGATATCGGCCCGTTCTGGGCCAAGATTTGCGATGGCGTCTTGGTCAAAGTGCGCCATCAGATTTTCGTCGATACGACCTATCGGTTTCAGATCACAGCGCCAACTTCCACAATGAGTATCGCGGTTGAACTCGAATTTTTCGTTTGTAGGCGCCCATTCGATGCTGTGGGGCAACATTCGGGCGACAATCTTGACGAGCTCGACCACGCTCTCTTCAGGACCGTACAGCTCAAAGACCTCATCATTCGTCTCCGGTCTCGAGAAGCGCAGAACCGTCGGGGAATTTCTCGATAGTAGTGCGCGCTTTGTCGGACATGGCTCTATAATATGAATGGTCGATTGGGCCATTCAGGCCTACCTCCTTCATCGTTTCCGCCTCCACGAAGCGGTAGCCTTTAGTGCCACCGAGCGCGGAGAACTTGCCGTCCTTTTCGCGCCACAGGGTACCCCCGCCATGTGTGACAGGAATGAACGCACCAGACCGACCGATGTAGCGACGCTCGGGCTCTTCCTCAGTGCCCGTATCCATCCAGATCGAGGTGGTGACTGTTTTCTTGAGAATCAGGTCCTCGAACGTCAGAGGCTCCTTGCTGAACAGGGTCTTGAAGACGTATGGTTCAGCGAATTGAGCCCCCGTCGCATGCCACCCGCCCTCGTAGTCCTGGGCGATGTAGACAGCGTCGTTCACGAGACACATGCGCTCGTAGCGATCCTCCACCTCGAATTCGTAGCCGTACTTACGCCCGAACTCGAATATGAAGTCACGTGTCTCCTGGGACGGTTTGGAGACTTTGATAGAGTCGGTCTTTACGTGAAGCACATGCACCCCTCGCTCCTCGAGCGCCTTCACGAGATCCACCATGAACAAGGCACCGCGCTTGGCGACGATGTTGTCCTTGTTCCGGGGGTCTCGGAATGGATTGTCGAAGTGGGCGGCGGTCAGGCCGTAGACAATATTGATGATGATCTTGAGGGCATACGCAAGATCATCGAGCTCTTCAGGTGTGCCATCCAGGAAAGGCACGAGAGCCCCGTTGAGCATCCCACGAGCCTTCTCGAGGTCGCCGTGCTTGATTGCAAGACGAGCCTCTTTGATCGCGGTGTAGTTCTTCGTATAGGGGCCGAAGAGGTTCAGCTTCTCGATCGACGTCGGGTGCATCGATGCGATGTCAAAGACCTCCACGTCGAAATATACACCCGGCTCTGCCAGCACGAGACCGCCCTCTCCGGTGGTAATACCGCGGTATGTGCTTTTCCCGAAGGAGTATTTGTACCCGGGAAAATCCCTCGAGAGATCCGTGTAGACGAACTTGCTGACAGCGTCATGATCCCCCTCGAAGAGGATCCTCGCCGCGTGCTTCGCCGTCGGATCGTTCACCGACAGACCGGACAACGCCGCAAGGATCTTGCGGGCCTTGAAGTCGGCCGCTCGGGCGTGGAATACGGCCTTGGTCGCCTTGACGTCATTGACACAATACGACGCCACTTTGGGCCAGAGTTCCTCAGGAATCGGTTCGTCCCACGGCAAGCCTAGCTCTAGGTGGTGAATGCCAAGATCCAGCTCAAACCGTTTGAGAGATTGCTTGACACTACTGAAGTCGTAAATATCGCTGTACGAGAGGTTGTATGCCTCCCGGAAGTATCCCGACCGCTCATTAGAAACGATGCGCTGCGACAACCTATAGAGTCGCTCGTTATCATACCCAAGATACCGTGCATATAGAATATGATTGTCATACTTCCGGTTGTTGAAGCCGATCAGCTTCATGCGAAGCAGCGGTTCAATTTCTTGTGGATTTGGGTTGATCATCTGGACCGTCTGGTCCGAGTCTTCCCTCTCCCAGCAAACGATGAAGAGGTTCGGGAAAACCTCAACGTCGAAGAATACTATTGGATCCGCGCCATCGTTATTGGGCGGCGCCTCATGCTCGCTCGAGTACGGGAAGTTCATGGCGCGGGCCATACACGCATGAGCATGATTCGTTGAACTCGCCGCGAAAGATATAACGGCCGGCTCAAGGTCACTGAGATCGTACTCAATACCCGTCGCCTGCGCTGTCGTCAACATCTTCTCGATGAAGTCGATGGTGGGCTTTGTGTTCGCGTGCACCTCTCTCCGAAGCGCTTTTTCAATTGTAGCGCGTAGCGTCTTTTCAGACTGCACTACTTCTGTACGTATCACACGCTGTCTCCTTTCTGGTAATCCGCTACTAATAGGTGAGATTGGTAGTCCGTTCGAGAACGTAAAGCGCCTGCGAAGAGATGCCTTACCCGTGAAGACCTTGATCTCGATGCCGGGTGCGTAATCCCGGGACAGCTTCGAGACATCTCCGTGGTAAATGTAGTGCAAATGCACCCCATTACCGCCCTGAGAGAACTCGGCATAGGTGGCCGGCCACCTAGCTGCGGCTTCAAGATTCAGATCACGGCTCTTCTCACCCGATTCGTCTCGAAGATCGAAATCGATGACGATGTGGTTATCGGCGGGTATGAGATAGTGCAACTGTCGCTCGTCGATGTCTACCAGTTTCGTGGTTACATCATCCCAGCGTTTTACTGGCGTGCCGTTCGGCCCTGCGTACTGAGCAGGTGCCAGTCCACAAATATCACTCAGCCCCGACCTGCGTGAGTCGAGCACAAGCCCGGGTCGGGCAGCCACGTTGGGTGTAACTCGCTCGAGTTTTTCCAGCCTAAAGTCCAGGTATACGTTTCTCCGGTGGTCACCGTGCTCGCCGCCTCGTTCTCGGTAATTATTGAAGTACTCTTTGAGCTCTTCCTGGAATCGATAGCGGGGCATCTTGAATTGCAGCCCGCACTCGTCAACATACTCTTTATACCAATCATATGCTTGTTTGAGGGTGACCCCCTCCTCGGCTGCGACGAACTGGTCAGAATATGACCGTACGAAGTCGAAGAATGGATCGGTCTGTTCAATCATGGCCATGGGGACGTACTCGGAGTAGTAGTCCTTACCGAGGCGTCGGTAGACCTCAAGGCAATGGGCTGCAATTGCGCCCAGCTCGAATGGGAGACGAGCCACCGCCTGGTGATACTCGGCAACAGAGAGACGCCTGCCTGTCGGATGAACATCGATCAACCGACGGATGATGCCTGACTTGGCGTCCGTGATCTTGACGGGGCGGTTTGTTCCCATGAACAAGAACGCACGAAGCCGAATATCGCGAGGAGCTTTGTACTTCTCGTTGAGCGACATGATGTCATGCCCGACAATCGAGTTTAGTTTGGTGTTGTCCTCGATGCGGCTCAAGTCTCCGTCGTGCTGAATACCCACGAGGGGGTTGTTCTTGAACACCTCTGCTGCAAACGCATTGCCGTTGGCTCCAAGCGCCTTGGCTTCGAAGGTCGTCGTGTACCCCTCGAACAACTGTTCGATGAGACCTATGATCGTCGATTTACCCGTACCGGCTTGACCGTAGAAGACCAGAAACTTCTGGATACTCCGCGCCTCGCCGGCAAGAATGGCTCCAATCGCCCATTCAAACTTCTCGCGCTCCTCGGGCAAATATAGCCTTTGGACGAGTGTGTCGTAGCTCGGCGTCTCGCCAGGCGCAACGGAGTAGGGGAGCGCCCGCGTCGCGAACTTGGAACGCTCCCTCTTGTCCGACGCCCACGTGAGTTCACCGTCCAGGTCGTGGAAGTTGTCCGGCAGACTCGCGAGATACCGCCGCCAACCGCTCCACGCCTGGGACGAGAAGTTCTGGAGGGAGTGTACCGTGACTGGAACGTCCTCAGGGAGGTCCAGGCCGTCACGGTATGCCCACAGCTCTTGATCGATGAGCTCCCGCGCACGGTACTCGTCCGTTGACCAGAAGCCTGCTTCTGGATCCCAGATCGCGAAGAACTCTTTGCCGCGGACCATGAGGTCCTGGCTTGGGAGAACAGAGAACGACGGGAAGATTTCGACAACTGTCTGCCGCTCTCCTCCGACGTTCTTCTGTTTCTCCCGATGACAGACCTTGATGAAGTCCATGGATCCTCCTAAATCAGGTCTGTCCTATTGAGAATATAGCCGCCGAGCTGGTCCCACAGCGAACCAGCCGTTTGGCTCGTAAGAAAGAATGAGGTTTTCCCGGTCACGGCATCGTGCAACCGTTTCCTGGCGCCCTCGTATACAATTGGCCAGTCCTCATCGGAGAACTCAGCCAATCCCACATTATCAAGGAACTCCCAGAACCAGCCGGCAAGGGATTGCTCAGCGTCGGTACCAGACGCCCAGAATTCCGCTTGCTCGGCCAGTTCCAGGAGAACCTCCAGCCACGTTGGCTCCCGCCAATGCGCTATAACCCCGTACTCTTCCGCTGCGCGGTAACGAATCTCATCGACGGCGTCCCGCCGATTCTCATCGTCTGCGCATCGCGGAACGAACTCCTCATGAGCAAGGAGATCGATCAAACACCGCCTACTGCGGCAAGGATTAAGGTCGCCCGGGTCAGCGACCTTGCCATACAACCAGTCGAAATATGACTGGTCCCCAACGCGCCTCACTCGCCCAGGACGTACTCCTTGTACGAGTAGGGCACTGCATCGATTTCGTAATCAACCCCTACATCCAGATTGCGGATGTAGAGGCGGCCGTCGGGATCCATCGATCGATAATGGGTCCCAATGAGCGAGTCAGCCTCCGGAATAAGGTCTTCGGAGACCGTCGCGATGGTTTTGTCGAGAGTGTAATAGAGAAGGGCCTCGGTCTCCGGCTGGGGATTGTCGATGAACTCCCGTTCTGAGATCTCGAACACACCTCTTCCGGTGGGAGATACGGTAACATCAGCCTCCGGTTCAACCGTGTCATAGCTTTTCCGGGCGTCGGCCTCTTCCTCAGTCTCCACCACGTCCTTCACCTCCTCCCTTTGGGGCTCCCCGTTCTTGGGGGCGGCGGAAGCTTCCTCGTGAAGCTCCTTGTAGCGGCGCTTGAAATCTGCGACCTCCTCGGCCACGCGCTCTTCAAACGCATCTTCATCCTTCGGACGGGTGATAATGCCAATGGCAGCGCCAATAGCCGCACCCGCCACGAAAGCGAGAATATGAGTCCACACAGGGGTTCTCCCTATCGTCGTTTGTCACAGGGCGGGGATGAGGTCGTAGATAACCCCATCGACGTTGAAGTCTAGCACGACGCGATCGTCGTCGCCAGCCAGAAACGCGCGAGCAGAGGGGGTCTCGTTCTCGAACACGCCGAAACTGATTACGCCATCACCCGGAACGCGCCCGAGCTCAGCTGCGAGTTTCGCCATCTTGGGTTTCTCGTAGTCCTTGATCCACCCAACGAGGGCGGCGTCCTTAGACATGGGCAGCCCAAGGGCCTTGTAGACATCGTTCAGAAACACGACGCCTCGAGCGTTCAGCTCCCGGTTGAAGTGGTTTTCGAGGCTTCTCAACGTGAGGAACTGAAGGTCTCTGTTCGCGCACCACTCCATGGCATTCTCATCCCAGAGACGAGAATATGGCGAAGCCGCCATCCACTCACCACTTGAGGGAACGAGATGGTACGTGACCTGGGTCTCCTTCGTTCCGTCCTCATGCTTGAGTTTAGTTTTGCGGCCAATGACTTCGTGCGCGAACTCCGAGTCCACGTCATCGCCAAGCTTCTCACGAACACGCTGACGGTAGCGATCCAGGGCGGCCTGCGCAGTCGCAGCTGCCGAGGTGACCGCGGCGAGCCTACCCCGGAGAATACCGGTGCCCGCCAAGATCGACACGACCGAGGCTGCCCCAACCGCGATCGACGGGCCGTAGATCTGAGTGAACGACCAAACGCCCTTGCCGATGACCTGGGCATAGTCCCGAACTCGATCTTCGCGGGAGTACTCGGGAGACCCCTCGGCTTTCTTGATGGTCTCGAGGTGGTGAACCACCTCGGCCTTGGCCGCATTGTGCCACCGGACACCTCGCCGGACAGCCACAACCGCTGCCCCAACGAGGCCCACAACCCCAGCCCCGATAAGGAGCTCAGGGCTGCGGAACTTAACTTTCTGAATGAGATTTCCGCCGAATCTAGTGATGGAGGAGAATATGTTCATGAGTTTTTGCTTTCTTGAATAAGCCAGTTGAACTGTTTGTGGCCTGGAGACATCCAGAACCCTCGGTGGTAAGTAACATCCATACCTTCGAGCACGCGGAACGCAGCGAGAACCGTACCCCCCGCGAAGCCCCAGTAAGCCCAGTCAGTCTTCCAAGGGGTGACGAGCCCGTCACCTCGGAACACACTAAGCGTGACGCCGCTCCCGATCACCTTAAGATCTCGCTGACCAGCGAGCCTGGCGTCGAGAAAGTCCTGGACCATGTCCTCGAGGCGGGATGCGGCCAGCAGTGCCGCGGTCATATCGCTCATCGACCCTCCTTCCACACCGTAATCACGGTCATCGCCGGCAGATCGGTGACCTGCACGGCCCCTCCGCGAACGATAGTCTCACGACCCGCGGAGTAATTTCGTACGACAGCCACCGTTTCGCCTATGGTGGTGGTCTTGAACGCGTTGGGTTCGTTGCTGGCGCATTCTGTATATTTCGGCGGTACAGGCTCCGGCTTCAGGGCGCGGACGATCACCCGCCAGGGCTTCGAGCGCCTCCAGAAACGATCCACGTAGCCCGTCTTGCCCGTGACGCGCTCGTAGTGGTCCAGGCCTTTCAGAATCTCCTGAGCCTCATCAAGAGGCAGCGCCTGTGTCTCGTAGTCGGGGTAGAGAATATGCTCCGGCGCCACCCGAACCTCCAGGTCGGCGCTCACATAACGCGTGGCAACTTTGACGCGTTCAACAAGTTTCGCCCCCAGCTGGTTGCTGATGGACTGGGGGATATCGACCTGATCTGTCTGCCAAGTGGTCACAATAAAACCTTTCTGTAGAATATGACGTGTGATGTTCAGGCTTTTTTGGACAGGAACCAGTCACGGCGGAACTGCTTGTCGATCCAGTGATACCCGTAATCGGGTACCGCCAGGGCATAGTGCGCCAAGTCGTTCAGGCTCTCAATGAGCTCCGCCCAGTCCGACCCTAGCTGCTCAGCATCGAGCGCGAGAGCCTCGGTCGATCCCTCGGAGACAATGACTTGGAGAACGATGCCGTCACCCTCAACGCAGAAGTTGGCGAACGGGTAGCGCTCAATGATTGTGCCGAGTGCCTTGTCGCGGGCTTTGAGAATCTGCATTTCTTCCATTTGGTTGGTCGCCATGTCAGTTCCTTTCTTTGAACTTCTTGATGCGGATAACAATGTCATCCGACGATTCAATCGTTGTGATAGACGTCGCCCAGACCATTTCCAGGCGATGCTTGGCGTACTCGCGGTCGGCCTCGATCATGCCGAGGGCGTCGGGCTCATATATGTCGTCTGTCACACTACACCACCCTCGCGCTGAATGCGCTCAAGATCATCGAACTGGTACCTCACCGGTGCGGTCGTCATCTCAAGCACTTTACAGATTTCTGTAAAGACCAGCTCCTGTGCCTCGGCCGCGTTCATAAATTTGAATTGCCGTTTGCTCATGTTTTCACCTTTCAGCGGCACGGTTCTATAGTGACCCACCACGTGCCGAGGCCCGGTATGACCATGGTCGTGGAGTATCCAGACTGACAAGTCACGCTTACAAACGTCGTGACTGCCTCGACCAACGCGTTCCAACTCTCCTCAGTGAACTCCTTGGTTCGGTCGCGAGGCGGACCGGCTATAGAGGTGCTCACGCACAACTCCCAGCCGTCGCGGCGAATATAAACGGGCGTCCCATTCTCGAGCAGGAAAGGAAGCAGTGCCAACGCAATGTTGTACTCGGCCTCTTCTTTCGAGACCTTCTTGAAGCGATTGTCGCTCATTCTATCTCCTCGGGTCGATTGAAACAGGTCTGGGCAAGTCGAGAATATACCCAGCCCGAGTTCGGCGAATAGCAGCGCCTCCAAGACGCTCCCACCCCCAGTCGTTGTCAGGATAATCGGTGGATATTCCGGCCAGGTCGTAGAAGTCCGCGACTGTCGCGGAGCCATAGGTGTCGATCAGGTCCATGAGTCGTTCGAGAACCAGATCCGCTTCAGCTCGGTCGTTGAACACAACCTCGTCAAAGTTGTGCTGTGATTTTACTCGCGGGGACAGTTCTCGTCGCGGATCACGCATAGAACCGTCGGATCGAGGTCGAGAATATGCGCCGTAGTCGATCCGCCCGTAAGACGAGCTTCTACCAACGGGGTAACCGCGCCCGTCGCCATACAACGCTCGGTTGAACATCGCAGCCGCAGCATCTTTGAACATGGGCACAATGACGTCGTAGATGGCGTACTCAAACAGCGCCCTGCCCGTCTCGGCGACAAGTGCACTCTTCAGCCGACTCCCGCGCTTCTCGGCAAGGCGAGCTTGGGCGACGGGCGTAACTTGTCTGGGCTGCTTACTGTTTCTCGAGTTAGGCTGTGGCATTTCAGTTAGCGCCACGATAGAGCCTCCATTCAAAGTCGTTTTTGGCTCCTCCGAGCCCGTCAAATCCCTCCTGTTTCAACAGCCAGGCGACAAGATCGCGGATCCGAAGGCCTAACACCAGCCAGTCGGTGAGTGTGTTGACTGGCGGGTTGACGACGCCGATGGGATCGATCTCGAGCACCCACGGTCCGTCAAAATATATGATCACCCGCTCATTAGGCTGCTTGGCGTGTATCTCTTCACACCACTGGCGAAGTACCCGTTCTGGGCGCTTGAAGCCTCTCTTACTCATCGCTCAGTGAGAAGCAGTACGAGGAAAAATACCAAGGTCACGAGAGCGCTTACCCCAAACACGCACATGAAATCGTAGAAACCCATGATTACCTTTCTGATAGAACGAAAACCCTACCACTAGGGTAGGGCGGTAGAAGGGTCAGCGGAAGAGCTTCGGGACGAAGCTGAATGCTTTCGACAACTGGGGGGCCACGTGTTCTGCGGCAACGATCACGATCACAGTCCCAACACTAGCGATAGCTCCGAGGATTGCGTCCTTGGACATTGGGCGCTTAGCAGGCGCGATGCGCTCTTTAGCGGCGGCCAAACGGTCCAAGTCAGCAATCATTTGGTGATACGCTTCATAGCCGAGTTCGGATGTAGTCATTGTCTCAAGATGTGACTCGATGACATCGTCGATGGTTACTGTTTCGTTAGAAGGTTCCATCTTTATTCCTTTCTGTCACTATAGGGACTGATTATAAAATTAATCGAACACCGTAAGAGCGATCAGGTTCCGCAGGTTTTGGCTCACCGGCAACCCCGATAAGCCACAGTATAAATAGCGTTTCATTCATGGCGAAAACCCTACCACTAGGGCAGGGCGTGAGAAGGGTCAGGGATTCAGCCGCATCAACGCACGCCGCGTGCCGACGGTTGCGGCCCAAGACGCCGCCAGCCCGGCCGCAGCCACTACCAGCGTACACATCGGGGAGAGCTCGCGCGTCTGTTTATTCATAAGCGCGCGACCCCCCCAATATGCAACGAGGGCGGTGACTGCGCCGGCGACGATTTCGCAGGCCAGCGACTCAGCAAGCGGTCGTTTGGTGTAGAGGTCGAAGTCCATCTTCATTCCTTTCTGTCATTATAGTCCCTGTCGATATCACGCAGTCAGCTTGGCTGCCTCGCCCATCACCCCTGCGGGGAGAAGCCCAGCCGTGAACTTCTCGATCTCGTCGGGGTGCTCAAGGAGATCCGCCAGGACCGCGTCCAGAGCTCCAGAGAACACGAAATCATCGGCGATCTCAGAGTTCTTGATGAACCGCTTGCCCTCACGCTCACCGACAGCGCGATGGAGGACACGCCCGACCATCTCGAAGAGGTCGGTGAGGTCGTCCCCGATATCAAGTTTACTGACCCGCTCTAGGTCCTGCTGGAGCTGACCGCCCGACTCTTTCACCCAAGTCATAATCTCGGACTTGGTCAGGTGGAAGTAATAGGTGCGCGTCTCAGGGCCGTCGAATCCGTCAACGGTGATTTCTTTCTTGATCATACGGTCTCCTTGCATACGGAAGGTGAAAATAAAACGCCATTCTGGTCGCATCCGGGTTAGTAAAACCCTACCACTAGGGTAGGGCGGTAAAAGGGTCAGAGGAGAGCCTCCGAGACCTCATCCCGGACCCGAGCGATACGTCGACGCAGCCTCGCAGCCTCGCCGGAGGCGCGAACCAACAGCAGCTCATTGAACGCGTCGAGTGCGTCCAGATGACTGTACATGTATCGGTTCGGCGCCAGCCGTTCAAGGCCGTCGAGGAAGGTGTCGATGAAGTCGATGGTCCGGAAGGTCAAGTGAGTTTCAACCATTATAGTTCCTTTCTGTCATTATAATGTCAGAAAATAAAACCCTACCACTAGGGTAGG